GCAGTTGGTGGATTTAAATTTCTATAATATTGTTCTAAATATGTTGATGGATCTCTAGCTAATTCTTCTTCAGCTTGTTCTGGTGACATACCAAGTGATTTTGTTAAGAAAGTGGATACAGCTCCTAACGTTGCTAGTTTACCTAAGCTGCCCATTCCTGTGCCTTTATCACCACCACCTGTTACTACATTTGCTAATGAGCTTAAGGGTTTATCAAAAAATTTAGCAAGAGGTCCTGATCTTTGTGCAACGTTTCCATAGTCTGGAATACTTTTTAAAATGCCTAAATTTCTACCTGTAGCTCCTAAGTTTGCTAATACATTACCGGGCGATAAAAAACTACCTTTTCCTAAAAATTTAAAACCAGTTCCTGCTTGACCTGCTCCTAATGCTCCAAGTCCTGCGGTACCTGCGTATAATAATGCAGCTTTACCTATATCAGATGATGCAACTTTCTTTACAGTCTTACCTACTTTTTTAATCGCTTTTTTAATACCACCAAATATAGCAGGTTCTCTAGGCACTATTTCCATGATGCCACCATCCATTCGTAATTGTCTCTCCATCTGTCCTCTTGATATTGTCATAATTTAGCTAAATGTTAAAGCAGGCTTTGATTTCCTGTAATCCTCAATCTACTTGGTTTTTGGAAATAAATCAAGACTTGGCATAATTACCTTAACATCCCTTCGTATATCTGCTTCTGGCACTCCTTTTGCCTTCCAATCTTCATCATTTTTATATACCTCACCTGTTTTTAGGTTAGATATAGTCTCAATAATCTCTTTTGGTCTTATTACTTGCATTACGTTGTTACGTCTCTTGGCTGTATCTCTAATATAGACGCTATTACATGCAGCTCATTAGCATCACTAGCTTGTACTTTAAGAGCTTCACTCTCCTCTAAAACCAAAGGCTGAGTTAAAAGTTCTACTGTTGTATTAGAAGATATAGCTTTTGTTTTAAATAAGCTAAATATATTGCTGCTAGCATCAACTAGAGTTACCGTTAAATTAGCACCAGATCCTGCATCTTCAGAAACTAGTATAGATTTTATAACCGTAGTCGTTGCAGTAGGAACGGTGTACAAAGTTGTATTATCTGTTGTAGTTAAATCTACTTTTTTATTTTTAAAACTATTAGCCATTAATTTAAAAAGAAGTTTTGTGCGTCTACTTCATCCTTTAGTTCTTGTTGAAATGTTGTGTTTAATTTTTGCACTATCGCATCAAGATCTCTAACCTGTGCATCAGCAACATCTTGTCTGTATACTTGTGATGGTCTTGTTAATATCTGTACTATCTTTGCCATTATCTTCTACCGTCTGGTTGTATGTCTAATCTAAACCCACCAAGTTTCCAATTCTGTGAGGATCCTGTGTTTGCTATTTTCAAAGACACAGCTCTTGCTCTAGCTCTCGTATCTACTTTAGTTGTAGATGAGGTAACTGTAAAAGGACCAAGAGGTGAGCTTGAGTCACTGCTATTAGAAAAATTTCTTAAGTTTAATGTGACTTGTGTATTACCTGTTTGAGATAAAAAGTCAGGTATGAATCTTCTTATTTTTGCAAACACTTCTCCATCTCCACCTTGACTTATATCAAAGTCTCCAGATTGTATGTTTGCAGTTACAGCTGTTACTGCTGTCGATGTAACTTGATCTGTGCCTGTTTCGTGTTCGTAATAGATAGTGCAACCATCTGTGTTGCCAACAACATCATAAGATGTATTTGAATCAGCATCATAGTCTGTAGCATGTGGTTTACCAAATACAGAAGAGTCTTGCCAAGTCGTTCTATCTAATGTGCCAGTTGTCCATATAGGTCTTTCTGGAGAAGATTCTTGATAGTTATAAGTCACACATCTGTTTACTACTGTAGAACTATCTGTGCAATAGAACCAAGTAATCTCACCAAATAAGTTATTTAATCCTGCGTTAATTAATTGTGATGCTGTTGTGTTTAAATCATTAAATACGAAATCTTCTACTAAACAAGGTAATGATTGTAGAGCACCTGCATATTTAAAGAATCCATTCTCTGAAAACCAATAAGCAGCACCATCTACTTCAACGGCTGCGTTCTGTCCTATCAATCCACAGTTTGTACCTACTTGTGTAAAACCAAAAGTAAAAGGTGGACCAATAAAACGCATCGTAAATAAAGCTGTATCAGTCCAAACATAGATTGCATCTCTACCTCTAACCGCTCCTACAATTCTAGATCCATCCGCAAGTCTCTGTGTACCTGCAGTGTTAGTTGAAGTAGGTGTGTAAGAGTTAATGTTCTCTTGATCTGAGAATCTAATAAACATTTGATCTTGTGTAGACTGATCTCCTATTGTTGTTTCTGTTCCAAAGAATACTAAGTGTCTATCTGGTGTAGATACAATCATATCTCTCGATGCTGTTGGTGCACCTGAAATAATTGTTGCTCTATTGGACGTAGCGTTTGATGCATTAGAGTCCCATTCAAATACTTGTCCGTTGTGTATCAAAGCTATAATCTTGTCACCAAAGTTATCTATCGACCACATACCTGGATCTACAACTAAGTCACCAGATGCAGCCTCGCCCCACGCTACATAGTCAGAAGAATTGGTTACAGTATCTGCATTAGAGTGAGAGGCAGCGGTAGTATTTCTAACACCTCTTGTAACACCAGTTAAAGTGTTGCTGGATATACCTGTGTAAGAAATCTCTTCATTGCCTATCTGCACAAAGTTTGTTCCTGATGTTGGAAACAAAGAAGCGTCTGATAATACTATTGTTGTTGTCGAAGAGTTGATACCTCCATTTAAACTTGTTGTAGCTTCACCAGATACGGTTCCACCCCACTGACCTAAACTCCAACCAAATCCTGGTAATTGTCCGGCAGGGCCAACACTATAGTAAGACTGAACTCTTATGCCACCAGAAGTAGTAGCTCCAGAACCACCATCGGTTGTTGGCATAGTAATTGTAATAGCTGTCGAAGATACTATTGAAGTAACCATAAATGTTTTATCATTAAAGTCAGACGCACCAAAATTAGAATTAGTGATTGTAGAAAAGTTATCTAGTAATATAATATCGTTAGCTTGAAGATTATGATCTGTTGAAAAAGTTATTGTAACCACTGCTGAATTGTTCGTAGTTGAAAAAGCATTAGATAAAGTTGTGGTTGCTCGAATCGGGTGTATGTCATAAAACACACCACCTGAGTATGCATATAAAATTCTGTTTGTTCCTATAATAGAAAACTTATTACCTGATTTATTAACAATGTGATGCATTGCTCTAGCAGCACCTGTAAGTTTATTCTCACCTAGTTGTTGCCAACCACCTATTTTCTCAGGTGTAGAATACCTAAACCTAACATTGTCACCATCAACCCACTGACCTTTAGCTTGAGTTTCAGTAACCTGTTTATTGAATCCTGGTAAAAATTGTACTTTTTGTAACGCCATAGACCTCCAGATTATAATAGATCGCGTCGATATTCAACGTTATTTGACTATTCCTAACATAGGTCTTTTATCATACAAATTGGACTTTGCAAACCTTCCATCTGCATGATTATAGTGCAAGAATACTTGGCCACATAATTGACCTTCAAATGGCTCTCTCCAATGTTCTAGCTCACATCCAGAGTAAATAAGCATATCTCCTGGTTTTAGATCTACCTGTATGCCTTTGGGTGCACCAGGCTTATGTATGCCTTTATACTCATCTATGACGTTGTCAGAGCCTGTAGGGTCTATAAATATAGGCCAACTATCTCCACCTAGGTTTAGTGTAGTAGATATTTCGCAGCTAGGTCTATCTTTGTGTCTTTTTAAAATATTGCCTGTTCTGTAAAGTCTTGTGTATGAGTATGTTGGTACTAGTTTAAGTCCTGTCTTCTTCTGCATTACATCTATGGTTTTAACTAGCAATGTCTCCATTAATCTATCACCATATTTAGCATAAGAGTTAGGAACTTGTGGGTCGTTAAAATTACCAACAAGTTTGTTGCCTGCATGAGTCATGCCATTGTTTAACATCCAGTGATCTGCTTCTGCTGATATCTGTAAATATCTATAAGCTATGTCTGCCACCTCTTTAGATATGGCTCCTTTGATAACCTGATATTTATTTTTCTTAAAACTCATATTTGTATAAAATTATAAGATACAGAGATTCTCCAATTCTTATCACCTTTGTCTGTATTTAAATTTATATCAACACCGTGAGGAAGCCAAGATGGAAAAAAGATCATACGTCCTTCCATAGGTTCGTAAGCACATACTCTCCATAAAGCTTCAGGAAGATTATCTACTCTTCTCGGCATGTGTGTATTGGGTCCTGGTCTAGGATCTTCTAAAAATAGTTTGCCTGAGTTCTTAGGTACTTTAATATAGTAAACACCTGACCACATTGAGTTAGGATGTGTATGTGTTTTATTGTAAGAATATGTTGGATTGATATTAGCCCACATATTACCAAGACCTAGTTTACCTTCAACGCCAAAATCTTTATTACACTCGTAAGCCATTTTAAATAATTCATCAATAAGAGGTTGGTACTCTTTTCTCTTATCCATATCTGTTTTACTGTGCCAGCCAAAACCAGAGTTTGTTTTCTTTTCTCCTTCAGGATCTGCCTTACGCCACTTCTTTATTTCTTTAAATAAATATTTATTAAGTTCTTTAGCATTAGGTAGATCTTTAAAATAAACAGCTGTTGGAAATAATATCTTTCTTTGTAGCTTACTCATTTAAATGGCGGTCCTCCAAACCACATCACTAAAGA